AAGCAATTGGTGAAGGCAATATTGATACCGCAGTTGCTAATATAGTGTACACCAATCCTGACTCAAAAAATCCAGCTGTAAGCCCATATTATAGTGGCCATAAAAATAGAGCAGACCGCAATATATCTAAATTATTAAAAGCATTCGAAATTCCGACAGCTACCTAGAGCCCCCGGCTCTGGCCCTGTCATTTAACGACCAACAGTGGCTACCCACACTTTGTTGTGGCCCCGCGTGGAGGTGACCATGAACGATAACCCTAAGACCAACGAGGACATTAAACAGCCTACCCCATACAAAAACGACTACAAACGTATTCTTGACGATCCTGATGAGGACCAGAACACCGAGGCATCGGCTACTTCTGAACAATCCGAACAGCGAAGTCAGAACAACGAGAGTACTCACGATTACAAGAAACGATATGATTCTTTGAAATCACACTATGATAAGAAGCTATCGGAATGGCGGCAAGAGAAAGAAGACCTGCTTACTAAAGTAAGCAAAGATAAAAAAGAAAATCTCAAGCTGCCAAAAACACAGGAAGAACTTGAAAAGTTTAAGCAAGAATATCCTGATGTTTATGCAATCGTTGAGACTGTTGCACATATGCAAGCAGATTCTCGTGTTGGCGATATTGAGGAACATCTTGAAATTCTCCGTGATCGTGAACGCGAACTTGAGCGCAAGAATGCTCAGAAGGAACTTCTAGCCCTTCATCCTGATTTTCAACAACTCAAAGAAAATCAAGATTTTCTAGATTGGCTTGAAGAACAACCTGATAGCATTGCTCATGGTGTAACGCAAAATGCAACAGATGTCAAGTGGGCCGCTCGTACTATTGACCTCTATAAGGCAGACAGGGGCATCGGCAAAACCAAATCTAAATCTAAGCCAACAGATGCAGCAAAAGCGGTACGAACCTCTTCCAGTACTCGTGATGTTGCTAACAGTTCAGGCAAAGATAAAATTTGGTCATTAGCGGAAATTGGCAAATTAAAGGCCCATGAGTTTGAAAAACTCGAAGCTGAAATTGATGCCGCTGTCCGCGAAGGAAGAGTTCAACCTTAAATTTTAATATCCAAGGAGTAACATCATGGCTTTTGATCGTGCTGCGGGGTATACCAACCTAGTTAACGGTAACTTTACCCCACAAATTTTCAGCCAAAAAGTACTCAAATTCTTCCGCCGTGCATCTGTTGTTGAAGATATCACCAACACAGATTACGCGGGCGAAATTGAAAACTTTGGCGATACCGTAAAGATTATTAAAGAACCTGCAATCAGCGTTTCTGCTTATAATCGCGGTACAACTGTTAACACTCAAGACCTTGTTGACGATCAGATCACTCTGACCGTTGATCAGGGCTCATACTTTGCCTTCAAGGTAGACGACATCGAAGAGCGTCAGAGCCACATCAACTTTGAGGCTCTTTCAACCTCTTCAGGTGCTTATGCTCTCAAGAAGGCATATGACAACAACGTACTTGGTAATATGGTTTCAGGTGCTGGTATTGCTGGCACAGGTGGCTCAGTTTCAACTGTTGCTGCTCTTGGTTACAACACCTCAACTGCTGACCTTAACACCGCCGATGCAAACGAAGCTGCTGACTATCTAGCACTTTGTGCCCGTGTTCTAGACGATCAGGACGTTCCAGAAGAAAATCGTTTCTTTGTTGCCGCCCCAATCTTCTACGAATACCTTAGCCTTGCTGGTGCCAAGCTACTTGACTCAAGCGTTACTGGTGATGCTTCTTCACCAATTCGTAACGGTCGTGTAACAGACGGTCTTGTTCGCGGTTTCAACCTTTACAAGTCCAATGCTTTTGTTGCTGGTGATTCTACCGCAACAGACGTAACTGTTACTGGTACAGCTAACGAATACTATGTCATTTTTGGTCATATGTCTTCAACCTGTACCGCCTCACACATTGCCAAAACTGAGGTTGTTCGTGACCCAGATAGCTTTGCCGACATTGTTCGTGGTCTTCACGTTTATGGTCGCAAGGTTATTCGTCCCGAAGCCCTTGGCGTTGGCGTTGTCAGCTTCACTTAATAGAGAAGAAGGAGATACATTATGGCTACTCTCGCTCTTGATAGTGATCAGACAAGCGTTGGTCACGTTTCAACCCCACAGGTTGCATACGCTCAGTCCGTTGTAATCGACGGTACTAGCACTGCTCTTACCTCTGGTGACGTATATCAGGCACTTCGCGTTCCAGCAAACACTTGCGTCATTGCCGCTGGCATTGATGTTCTAACTGCTGGTACAGGCACAGGTACTGTTGCTCTTGGCGACGGCTCGCTAACTTATGTTGCAGCCGCTGCACCAACAAGCGCAACTCAGCTTGCTGTTGCCAACGACGTTCCAAAGGCATACGCCGCTGCCGACACTCTTGACGTTACAATTGCCACTGCAAACGTAAACGCCAAGATTCGTGTTTGGGCTGTTATGGTTGACGTTGACGGTATCAACAACAGTCAGATCGTAACTTTTGCATAGTTTTATGCAACCGGAGAGGGTGGGGAATATTTTTCCTCACCCACTCCACTTTTTACTTGACTTTTAACAAGTTTTATGGTATTTGTGTTTTCTCCCGCAGGGGGGAAACACCCCTATTAGGAATACAGTAACATGGCACTAAGCAATGCCGAAAAGAAAAAACTACAAAAGTACGGGCTGTCTGGTCTTAATAAACCTAAGCGCACTCCTAACCATCCAACTAAAAAAGGTATTGTTGCGGTTAAAGAAGGTGACAGCGTAAAAATTATTCGTTTCGGTGATCAAAAGATGGGCCACAATTATTCTGATGCCGCCCGAAAATCTTTCAAGGCTCGCCATGCAAAGAACATTGCTCGTGGTAAAACGTCTGCTGCATATTGGGCAGATAAGGTTTTTTGGGCTGGTCCAAAGGGACCAAAAAAATCTCCACCTAAATCACAGAAACACAGAAAAGGATAACAGATATGTATGGCAAACCAAAGAAAATGATGGGTGGCGGCATGATGTATGGCAAACCCAAGAAAATGATGAAGGGCGGCATGATGTATGGCAAGCCCAAGAAAATGGTGAAGGGCGGAAAAGTTGCTGTTTGTGGTTCTCGCCCTCCTAAAACCCTTTAAAAATGCCACTTAAAAAGGGTAAAAGCCAAACAACTATTTCTAAAAACATTTCTAAACTTGTCGAAGAAGGTCGTCCACAAAAGCAAGCTATTCCTATTGCTCTTAGTACGGCTGGTAAAGCAAAACGCAAAAATGGCAAAAAGAAAAACAACAAAAAGTAAAGTTAATGAAGCTGGTAACTATACAAAGCCAGCCCTTCGTAAACGTCTATTTGAACAGATCAAGGCGGGTGGAAAAGGTGGCAAGCCCGGACAGTGGTCAGCAAGAAAAGCACAGATGTTGGCAAAAGCCTACAAGAAAGCTGGTGGAGGATACAAGGGATAATGGCAAAAGGCGTACCTCATTACTTTAAAGATGGAACAGAACACAAGGGCGGAACTCACAAAATGCCCGATGGTTCTTTGCATTCCGGTAAAGTTCACGGTAAAACAAGTAAGCGCCTGTACCACTTTAAAGACCTTTCTAAAACAGCACAGAAAAAAGCAAGGGCTAAAAAGTAATGGCGCTCAAGAAACCTCAAAAGTCTCTCCGTGCGTGGACTGCACAAAACTGGCGCACTAAAACAGGCAAGCCTTCGACACAAGGCTCGAAAGCTACTGGTGAAAGATATCTTCCAGAAAAAGCAATTAAGAGTTTATCAGCGGAAGAGTACGCTGCAACATCGAGAGCAAAAAGAGAAGGAACAAAAGCTAAAAAACAGTTTGTTAAGCAACCAAAAAGAGTTGCGAAAAAAACAAAAAAATTTCGCAAGGTAACATAAAATGAGGTTGCATTATGACAGACAAAGCACTGGAAAGCGTAAACGAACAGCCATTTAAAAACCGCGCTCTTGAGATTAAAGCATCTCGTGACATTGAACATCTGCTGTATCTCTTGAATACTGGTAAACTTGGCGTACCCCACCACACTCTTGAAGGCAATGCTTTTAATCCAAATCACGATCTTTCTTCAATTGAAGACTCCTATTTAAACAGCACACCAAGCATCATTATTATTGATGATTTTCTAGATAAAAGCGCACTACAAAAACTAAGAGATTATTGTTTAGAGTTTCCTTTTTGGCATTCTGTTTATGAACGAGGATACTACGGTGCGTTTCGAGACAAAGGATTTAATCCTCCTGTATTAGGCCAGCTTAGTTTAGAGTTGATGAAGTCATTTCCTCGTATCTTCAACACTCCAAATAAACGTAGACTAAACCAAGCATGGGCATTTCAATATGAAAGCGAATGTCCCGGCATTGATATTCACGCAGACTTTGCTGCTGTTAATTGTAACTTTTGGATTACACCTACAGAAGCAAACGCAAACCCAGAAACAGGTGGTATGTATCTCTGGAATATTGGCGCTCCTGCTGATTGGGATTTCACTCGATACAATGGAGAAAGCAAACAGGAGATTGTAGATTTTTTAAAGGAGAGTAAAGCAAAGTCAGTATATGTTCCCTATAAATATAATCGTGCTGTTTTGTTTGACTCTAATTTATTCCATCGCACTGCTGATGTAAACTTTAAGCCCGGATATGCAAATCGTAGAATTAATGTTACTATGCTGTTTGGTACAAGAGAGAATACTGGTGTAGAACCAAAGGACGCTTTAGAAGTTGCAAAAATAAAAGAAAGTGTAAAAAAGAATGGTACAAGTTCTTCCACGTAATATTCGGAGTAGAAGTGAAGCAGCTTCTTTAACAACAGTAAATACAATATATTACACTTGTCCTGTTGGGTACAGCACCCAAATTAATCGCATAATTTTAAGCAATAGTAATGCTAGTAATAAAACTACAACTATAAAATGGTACCATAAAGAAGACAATACTACGCATACAATTATTGGTGCAGTAGTCCAAGCAGGTAACAGCGTAACAAACTATGATTTTGATTTACATATGGGCGCTGGAGATAGACTTGAAGCGTCTACAGAAACAGACGCTACAGTAACACTATTGTTTTCTTATCACGAGGAATATATAGGCACATAATATGGGAACACTTACCTATTTACAGCTAACTAATCGTGTGTTGCAAGACCTCAACGAAACGACATTAACAACGCTGTCGTCTAGTCGTGGTGTGCAAACTGTTGCCAAAAACAGCGTCAATCGGGCCATTAACGACATCGTTAACAGCGAAGTCCAGTGGCCCTTTTTGTTTTCAACAAAAGATCAAGACACTAATGTAGCTGTTCGTGAGTATTCTTTACCTTCTGATTACAAGTATATTGATTGGGATAGCTTTGTGCTTCTTCCCAAAGAACTTGTTACAAATGGAGAGTTCACATCTAACATTACAGGCTGGACAGATTCCTCTACAGGTACAGGTTCTGTAGCCCACACAAGTTCTGGCGATGGTAGGTTACGTCTTACTGCTGGTGCCAGCGGCGTTGCTATTGCTGTACAATCTTTAAGCATAGTTAAAAATAAAACATATAGAATTTCTTTTGGTGTTTTTAATGGAACTGTTACACTAAACATTGGAACAACAAGCAACGGCACTGAAATAGGAACCCGTACTGTTACTGTATCTGACACAGGTGAGTTTAACTACGTTGATTTTACTTTTACACCAACTGCCGCTACGGTCTACATCGGTTTTAACACCACAACAGATGCAAACATTGATGTAGATAATGTATCAGTAAAAGAAGATTTTTCTCCAAAAAAACTTAAATACATTTCTTACGATGAGTGGTTTGAGAGTTATTCTGAAACAGACCGCGCAAATGCTGCGGATCGTCTTGATGAGCCTGTCTATGTGTACCACACACAAAATGAAAGTCTAGGTCTATCTCCTGTTCCAGACAAATCTACCTACACTATCAGTTACGAGTACTGGACCTACAATACTGAACTGTCTGCTGATAGTGATGTTTCAATTGTTCCCACACGATACGAACACGCAATTGTTGCCCGTGCTAGATACTATGTAGCTATTCTTCGTTCTGATACTGCAACAGCACAGGCTTCACTTGCTGAGTATAATGATGTTGTGCGTAGAATGAGGATTGAACTGGTTAATCGAAAAGATTATTTTAGAGCGGTATAATGCCTAATACATCTGCAATCTCGCCATTTATTTTTTCATGTGGTGGTGGTCTTGTACTTGACAAAGACGCCTTTAATATGCAGCCGGGAGAGGCTTTAGTTTTACAAAACTTTGAGCCTTCTATTAACGGTGGCTATCGTAGGCTTACTGGAACTACAAAATATTCCAGCACACAAGTAAACGGCAATACAGATAAAGTTATTGGTGTGACGGTTTTTAACAATACTGTTATTGCTGCCGCAGGAGCAAATGTTAAGTACAGCACAGGCGGTGCATGGACAAGCATTACTACTGCTAGAACAAGTGCAGTTCGTTATAGTTTTGATGAGTATAACTTTAACGGCACTGATAAGCTAATTATGGTTGATCAAACAAACATTCCTGCTTCATGGGATGGATCAACATATAAACTTTTAAATGGTGCAGCAGGCACAGGTTCAGGAACTGCTCCAGCCAATCCTAAGTTTGTTGCTGTATTTAAAAACCACATGTTTTATGCGGGCATGAGTGCTTCTCCACAAGAAGTTCTTTTTACTGCTCCTTTTAATGAAGATGACTACACAGTAGCTAATGGTGCTGGAACTATTAAAGTTGACAATGTTATTACTGGAATTAAAACTTTTCGTGATAGTTTAATTATTTTCTGCGAAGATCAGATTTTTAGACTTATTGGTTCTAGTGCAACAGACTTTAGAATTGAACTTGTAACTCGAAACATTGGATGTACAGATGGGTTTTCAATTCAGGAAATTGGAGGCGACCTTTTATTCCTTGCTCCAGACGGTTTACGCACAGTTGCCGGTACTGCCAGAATTGATGACGTTGAGTTGGGCAGTGTAAGTAAAGCAATTCAACCTCGGATTAATGACATTGGTTACGACAATATTTCTTCTGTAGTTATTCGCACTAAAAGTCAGTATCGTTTATTTTATCCAACAACAAGTGGTGCAGCAGCCTCAAGTAAAGGTTTGTTAGGTACTCTTAAAAGAAACATTCAAGGCGGCATTGGGTACGAGTGGGCAGACATTAGAGGATTAAAGCCTAGTTGTATGGCTTCTGGTTTTATTAGTAATGTTGAAGTGGTTGTTGGCGGAACATATGATGGCTATGTAATTGAACACGAAAGTGGCGATACTTTTGACGGAACAAACATCGCCTCAATTTATCGTTCGCCTGACCTAACAATGGGCGATCCCGGTATTAGAAAGTTAATGCAGCGTGTTATTTTTAACTATGAAACTGAAGGTGACATTGCTGGCGAATTAAGGTTACGATATGATTTTGACGATCCCGCTTCCCCATCTCCTGTCAAGTATGATTTTACAAGTGGTGGTGGATTGTTTGTGTACGGAGGAGCCGGTTCCCTTTACGGAACTGCTGTATATGGTTCGTCTGGTAATCCCTTTTTAAGACAATCAGTTGAAGGGTCAGGATTTACTGTGGCATTAAAAGTAGATACAAGCAATAATAAAAAGCCATTTTCAATTAAAGGCTTTCAATTAGAATTTACCCCCGGAGGACGTAGATAATGGGTGCAGAATATACACGACAAAGTGCTGCTGAAATTGTTGACGGTGAAGTAGCCGAAGCTGCTGATTTTAACAATGAGTTTAATCAGATTGAGGCTTTTGCTGCTGCGTCAACAGGCCATACCCATGATGGCACAACAGCAGAAGGCGGTCCTGTAACTAAGCTGCTTGGTACAGCAATCACAATTGGTGATGGTACTGCTGCCACAGATATCGTAATTACTGTCGATGGTGAAACCAACGATGGCGTTATTACTTGGATGGAAGACGAAGACTACTTTAAGATTCAAGATGACGTAGTAATTAACAGCACAGAACGCCTATACCTTTTTGATCAGGGCGGTGAATATCTTTCAGGCGACGGCACAGATTTAACAATTACTTCAGGCGGTGCAATTAACCTCACTGCCGTTACTGATGTTGTAGTTCCAGCCAACGTAGGAGTAACATTTGGTACGGGTGAAAAGATTGAAGGCGACAACACTGATTTAACTGTTACTTCAGGTGGCGCAATTAACTTAACAGCCGTAACTGATGTTGTTGTGCCTGCTAACGTCGGTGTTACTTTTGGTACTGGTGAAAAGATTGAAGGTGATAACACTGACCTGACTGTTACTTCAGGCGGTGCAATCAACCTCACTGCTACTACGGACGTTGTTGTACCTGCCAACGTAGGCGTTACCTTTGGCACAGGAGAGAAGATTGAAGGTGACAACACAGACCTTACAGTAACTTCCGGTGCAGATATTAATCTTACTGCTACAGCCGATGTAAACATTCCTGCCAACGTAGGTGTTACTTTTGGTGATGATGGAGAAAAAATTGAGGGTGACGGCACTAATCTGACAATTTCTTCAAGTAACAACTTGACACTTGACGCAACTGGTGATATTATTCTAGATGCAGACGGGGCAGATGTAACTCTTAAAGATGCTGGTACTACTTATGCTGCGCTTACAAATGCTACTGGTCAACTGGCAATCAAGTCAGGTGCAACACCAACCACTGCCGTAACCTTTAGTGGAGCAAACGCAGACTTTGCTGGTACGTTAGACGTAACGGGAGCCACTACTCTAGACAGTACATTAAATGTAAAGGGCAATGTTACACTTGGTGATGCAGCTACAGACACAGTAACAATTACTGCTGACGTTGCATCAAATGTTATTCCTTCTGCTGATAGCACTTATACTCTCGGCGATGGTTCTAACTACTGGTCGCACGGTTACATTGATGCCATTACAACAACAGGCAACGTAACAGTAGGCGGCGATCTTACTGTAACAGGGTCGCTCAGTGCTGCCGACACAAACATCACAAATGTTGGTGACATTGCTCTTGACAGCATTAGCGCAGACGGTACAGAAATTGACATTCTGCTTACCGATAACATTGCTGCTGCTCTTGAAATTAAAGAAGGCGCTAATGCCTACCTTACCTTTGTTACTACAGATGCTGGCGAACAGATTACTCTTGGCAAGAAACTTGCTGCTGGTTCTGTAGAGATTGAAGGAAGCAACTTTGATATTACTGGCGGCAGCATTTCTGGTATTACCGATCTTGCTCTTGCCGATGGTGGCACAGGTGCTTCCACTGCTGCTGGCGCTAGAACTAATCTAGGTCTTGTAATTGGAACAGATGTACAGGCATACGATGCCGGTCTAGCAGACATTGCCGGTCTTGCTGTTACTGATGGAAACATCATTGTAGGTGATGGAGCAAATTGGGTGGCTGAATCTGGAGCCACTGCTCGCACTTCACTTGGTCTAAGTATCGGTACTGACGTACAGGCTTACGATGCAGGACTTGCTGACATTGCTGGACTAGCTGTAACAGATGGCAACATCATCGTAGGTGATGGAGCAAACTGGGTAGCAGAAAGTGGAGCGACAGCCAGAACATCACTTGGCCTTTCTATTGGTACTGACGTTCAAGCCTATGATGCAGGACTTGCTGACATTGCAGGCTTGGCTGTTACGGATGGCAACATCATTGTTGGCGACGGTGCTAACTGGGTTGCTGAAAGTGGCGCTACTGCTCGTACATCACTGGGACTTGCAATTGGTACAGACGTACAGGCATATGATGCAGGTTTGGCAGACATTGCAGGACTTGCAACAACTGACGGTAACATTATCGTAGGTAGTGGTAGTAACTGGGTGGCAGAGAGTGGCGCAACGGCTCGTGCTTCCCTTGGCTTAACAATTGGCACAGATGTGTCACCGGCTGGTGAAGCTGTTGCTTTAGCAATTGCTCTAGGAGGATAATTAATAATGGCTAATACTTTTAAAAATGCAGCAGTTGCAGCGGGAACAGGTGATACAACTTTATACACTTGCCCCGGTTCCACAACGGCTGTTGTTCACGCAATTATGTTGACGAATGTAGACGGTGCTAATTCAGCTACAGTAACAGTTAAGGTTACTGATTCGTCTGCTGCCACAACATATACTCTTTTACAGGATGCACCAGTACCTGCTGGCAGTACTCTTGTATTTGATAAACCTGTAAACCTTGAAGATAGCGATGTTCTAAAAGTTTCCGCAGGTGCTACTAACGACATCTCAGCTTTTGCATCGGTTTTGGAGATTACATAAGATGCCTTATACCGGACCAGAACCTGCTCGTAGACCACTGTCTAGTGATGATATCACTGATGGTATTATTTCTACTGCTGATCTTGCAGATAGTATTAGTATTAATAATTTAAGTAATACTGCTGCTAGTGGTATTATTGAAAGTAATGCAAACTTTGTTGATACTTGTTTAGTTGGTCCTTCAGTTGATGGGAAGGCGTGGGCCGGTAAGTTTGAAAACGGATCAGTCTGGTCAAGTCTTATGCTTGCTTCAGTAGAAACCAGTGGCTCTGACGCCGAAGTCAACATTTGGGATTTAACTGATTATACTCTTACAAGTGCAACTCCCCTTGCTACAGTAACATTAACTGGCGCAACGCCGACAAGCATTGCCGCAAGCATGGGCTATGTGATCGTTGGCACCAGCGATCAAGGAATGCACATTGTCGATCCGCATGACGGGTCGTGGGCAGAGCGCACCGATGGTTGGCCCTATTCGCTTTCATCTACGACGACGCCCGCCTTGACCAATGACAATGTGCAGTTCGTTTGCGCTGGGCTTGCTCAACAGCCGCCATTCGACCCGCGCACTGGTGGTCCGATGCCTTCTTTTGGTGTTTCTTATGGAGCCGGTGCTGACGGGTATTCTCTAGTCAAGCATGACGGCAACGTATGGGACCGCGCTGAAACGATAACGAGTGGCGCTCCAATTAGCATATCTGGCGGCCACTTTTTTGCAGTTAGAGAATCCGTTACAGATGTTATTTATAAATCCCGCGCACCGATAGACGAAATCACAGCGGACGATTGGAGTGTGTCAAACTTAAGCGGGAGCCAATATACTCAACCAGTCCAAGTAGACACATCGCTTGATATTATAGAAAGGTTTTCGGTCGGGGCGGATGCTGACGGTCTTTCTTTGGCCTATGGGTTCCCCTTTTATGGTTCTCTAGGGTCAAACGACTCTATTTGGGCAAATATCACAACCACCTATAACACTGGTTATAACGGCCAAGGATCGGTTCTTACTGCTTTGGCGAACAGCAAGACGGCTGATAGGTCTGGAGGCTCCAACACGCTGACTGAATCCGGCACCGTCCCAAGCGCGGCTGTTGAAACCGGAGCAGAACTTTTGGGCTACGGTGTTTTCAGCGCTTCAAATTATTTGAGCCGCGCAAACGATGCTGATTTCGCACCTACCACCGGAGACATGACTGTCACTGGCTGGTTTAGGTGCAGCGGATCTCCCGCAGTTCAGGTTCTTTTCAGGTACGGGGCTGACGGAACAAACACAAACAGTTGGCTGATCCACGTTAATTCGAACGGAACTCTGCGCTATATGAACCGCGACAGTTCAGGTAACAACGCGGAAGTGGACTCGCCATCAATCGAAGATGACGTCTGGCACCAGTTCTGCGGAGTCACCGACCGCACCTCTGATGTTCTAACTTTATACATTGATGGTGTTGCTGTCGGCTCCGCTTCAACTGCTTCGCTGGTTTCCATCACTAACACAACCCAACTTCTTGAGATTGGCTGTCAGAATACTGGGGGGACGCCCAGCGAGGCCGCAACCAACACCAAACTAGCACTTCTAAGAATGTCAAAATCGGCTATGTCGGCAGCGCAAGTCAAACAGATGTACGAAGCTGAAGCCCCAATGTTCGAGGCCAACGCGAAGTGCCTCCTGCAAGGCGCAAGCGACGCAGTCCTAGATGCCCGGATTGATCCGCTGACCGGCAAGTACATCGTCACTCAGTCCGATACTCAAGACATTTTTGACGGGCTTGCAATCGATACCGAGCGCACCATCGCGGCTGGCGGCACCACGTTCGAACACGGCCTGTTATGGGGCGATGCGGTAGCGGAAATCAACGACGCCAACCTGTTCGCATCCACTCCGGCAACTGACCAACGGCAAGTCAACGAGATGGTCCGGTCGATGGCGGCGGAACTTCCGACTGGTGTTGATCTAAGTAAGGCGAAGGCTTGGTTGGTGTGTGCGGGAGATGCTTCTATTCAGAGTTCATACAACATCGAGTCTGTATCAACCCCTAGCACCGGTCGTTATGAAGTTAATTTTGGCGTCCCCTTTAAGTCGACTTTTGTAGCTACGGCGATATCTGGTCGGTCGAACGCTGATGATGCGGGTGGTGGTGATGTAACCATTGACAACAATACTACCGCAGATGTTCGTCACGAGGTGCGGAACTCCGCTGGTTCAATGTCAGCTACTTCTTTCTCGGTCGCTTATTTTGGAGAACTAGAAAATGAATAATCGCATCGTCACCGCAGAGGGCGCGGTCATCCACTCCCTCAATCCATCGGCCACTATTGCCAAGCTGATGGAAGCTAAGTCAACGCCAGCCACGTATGACGATGACGGCGCTGTGCTGACGCCAAAGACTTACCCGGACGCAGCCACAGTCTACGAAGAAGTAGACATTGATGCTGTCGATCTACGCACTCATAAGTGGCTCGCCGCTCGCTACGACAGCGAAGAATGGTCTGCGCTGAGAGCAGAGCGTGATCGGTTACTGGCTGAGACTGATTGGGTTGTTGTGAAAGCGCAGGAAGCTGGCGAGGCAGTGCCTGCCGCTTGGCAAGCTTA